AACTAAATAAATCAGCCGTAAAGTTTAGGCGCGATAGGCATACGACAAGGGCAAATTTGTGGTCAGGGGAGAGAAAAAGACAATGCTTAGAGAAGATGTAATAGGACCAAATCCTCTTAAAATAAGCGACACCAACCCACTAGACTATAAAACAGTAAATGGTAAATGGGTTCTAGTGCCAGAATGGTGGAGAGAGATAAAAGACCCTCCGAAGTTTACTGAGACTAAGGCAAAGGTAAAGAAGAAAGGGTGATTAAATGAGTTATATCGGAACTCCGCGCATCTGCGAAAGGTGCATGAACAGCCATGTTGATGGTGGTAAGGCAAGAGAGATAACCTGCCTTGACGGAAATTCAATCTACTTTAAGCAGGACGTTTCTATGTTCAGAATGGCATCGTGCTTGGTTCCGAAGAAGAACGGCAAGAAGTACGCTACTAGACGATAGAACATGCCGGGGTTAATCGCCCCGGTTATTTTATTACACAAAAAACAGCACAGACCGTGGTTTACTGTGCCGTTTAGTGGAGTAGTATACTAGGATTATTTTGTGCCAGCAAGATAATCCGTGATATTGTTATATTCTACGTGCGGTAGGGTTTTTCCTGCTTACGGTAGGTTGAAGCGTGATTAGTTAGTATAATTTTCCTCCATGCTTATAAGGAAGCTCTGAATTTTTAGCCATTTTTCTTAGTATGGCATCTTCAATGTCGATTTCCATATCTCCGCATACAACGGCAACACGAAGTATAACATCGGCCAATTCTTCTGAAATTCTTTCCTTGCCTTCCTCCTTTCTATGTGCTTCTAATGCTTTCGAGACTTCACTGTGAATTAATGCAATGTCTGTAGGGAAATGTGCCCTGTCAAATAAAAAACCTTTTAATATCCTATGGTTATGCCATGCCTTTTTTACCATCATAGGTATTGATAGTTTAGGCATTTTATTTATTCCACAAATACCCATAATACTTCTCATGGATTTATCTTCGCCATGCTCCCATGTATTCTTGCATCTTTCTTCGCTTTCAATTAAATCGGCAACCAGTCCTGCATATGGTTCTTTTGTGTTTACAATAAGATATTTTTCATTACCATTATCTTTACCGTCAGTACGAGTTACTTTAAATTTCAAAATCAACAATCTCCTTTACATTTATCACAATATCCCTCTAACCTCTCCGCAGCAGTTAACTTCCTACCGCAACCGAGGCATAATTCATGTTCGCAATGTTTAGCGTAGTCGAAGGGCATTAGAGTATTTCCTTGACTGCTTGCCAGAGTGCGTCACAGAGTTCACCACCCTTACCTACCAATTCAAATGCTTTATCGCTATTAAGTATTAATTTCTCAACATTCCATAAACTTAAATGATTTCCCCAGCCTTGCCACATTATTATTCTTTTTTCTTTTAATATCTCAATCATCTGACCTATACTTAAAAGTGGTAAGCAATGCTTAACTTCTAAAATATACCCACCGTAAATAAATAAATAAATTTTATCGCTATCGCAACGAGACACAATAACCTCTCTGGTATCATTGCACAAAACGAAATCCCTTTTCTCTGGTTGCCACAACTCCCTCAGTCTATCCTTCTGCTTATCGGTTAGCTGTGCAAGGTCGGATGGTTCAAGCCTTTGTTTCATGGTTTACCTCCTACTTATATTTACCCAAAATATCCCAATATAACTTTCTATTGCTTTCTATCTTTCGCGTCACATAATAATATGGACTAGATAATATTTTCCAGTATATAAAGTTAAGTATCTTATTGCAGAAAAGAAGTCTTTTGAGTTTGCGTATATCGGATGGTGTTACTTTTTGCTTCGTATACAAGGTATTATTTACCCCCTATTCGCAATCCTTCTCGATCTCCAACATTTCCTTCTCGGCACAATCACGACATTGAAAGTATTCCTCGGTCCATACATTGCATTTTGTTTCCGCGCCACAATCTTTACATTTACCCATTTAATTATCCTCCTTGCCAATATTTTTACTTATTACGTATCGAAGCATAGATAAGCATAGATAGTATGCCGGAGATAAGACACTCCACTAAAAGTTCTTTCATTGGCTTATCTCCTTGCCATCATTATAGATACGGAGCAGTTTAAAATCGGTTACGACAAGCTGTTTAATATTTTTATCTTTCAAATTATCTAAAACAAATTTATCCAAATCAGGCAATTCATCGTGAGATGAAATTTCTTTAGTTCTGTGTACCATAATTCTTCCTACACCAAGATTGTTATGATGAACAAACATGTATTCGTATATTTTCATTGGTTATCCTCCTCTTTTGTGTCCTTCCCTCCGCTAGTAACTCCAATAAGCGCAGGTATTATAAACGCCCATAGACAGTTAGCGTTATGCGTTAGATATAGTCCAGCACCAACGCAAGCACTCACACCTACCCATATTACTGCAATTGTTGTAAATGGTGACAAGTTAGTTTACCTCCTTCTTAATTATATACAAACTATACCTTTATCGAATAAACACGAATACACACCATTTATAATTTCTTTTTCATATTTATATGGTGATTCTTCTATGTTTCTTAAAAGAGTTAACATATCACCTACAGAATAACTCTTTAATTTATCAATTTTTTCTTGGTTCGATATTTCTTTGTTGTCTTTGAAAAAGAGATTGAAACTGCATCCATACACCATAGTTATCCATCCTTCTTATTTCGAGAATACTTACCTAGAATCTCAGTAACATCAACCATAGCTATATACCACTCACAAACATTCTTACACTCAATACATTGATCAGGATAGACGGTTCTTGATATGCAAGGCACTAATTTTAAAAAGTTATGGGTGTTTGTAACTAGATCATTAACTGCCCTGCGTTCCACTTCTACAGCTAATTCAATTCTCTCGCATCCCTCGCAACTAGGAGGTTTACAGTTAAGACAAAACTTTTGCGGTCCGCTAGTCGGCACATACTCATTTCCGCATTTAACGCATATTTTGGGTTCATGTACTCTCAATTGGTTTCCTCCTTCCTTCCTCCGCAACCATTACAGATATATGACTTTGATGTTAGTATCATCCACGCATCGGAACCCTTTCTTAAGACCTTTCCACAAGCATCGCAGCGCATATATTTTAATTTATAGTCACACTTAGTGCCTCTTGGCTTTATAACTTTAGCAGAATTTCTAGGCCAAGAAATGTTTGCATAATCGCAGTAGTTTGTTGGACTTGTTGGAAACTGTTTGCCTAGTTTTTCTGATATTGACCGCGAAACTCCGGCAGAATAACGATAGTATTCGCATGTTTGGCATTTACTCAATTAACTTTCCTCCCTTTTCAATAATTCCTCAATAGCCTTTTGAACAAGTCTAGTCTGAGGTATTAGTGTTTTATCCGAGAGTTTTTTTAATCTCTCGATAACTTCCTCGTCAATGGTATATGTTACTGATTTTTTCATTTTGCACCTCCTATAATATTATACAATAGTTATATTGCTAAGTAAATACTTTTATACCCCATTCGGTAAATTTATACCGTATATTGATATTGTGCGTTGAAAGTGGTATAATGTTCTAAGCGGGAACTAATTGAACTATGCAATAAGCGGTGGCGGAATATGTAGACGCTTACGAGGTAAGATTATCACGAGAGGTCTTTTAGATACTCTTGGCTGGGTATAATCATGCAGGGTGCAAATCCCTGTCCGCTTATTAAATAATCCAAGAAGCGCATATTAAGCAGGCTAGCGCAAGGTTTAAAGAAGGTTATCTGAAAGATAGCAGCACCCTAAATAGGTGTGGGTTCCTTCTTCTTGGAGTCTGCTTAACCGACATTACTGCAACATGGCTTTAATCCATGGTTTTGTGTCGGAAAGAATGATCTTGCCGTGGCTTTGGCCCTGATAAAATAACGGACTAATGTATTATTCAGATCATTCAGTCAAAACTCTCCTGAGTTCCACTTGGGGGAGTTTTGCTTTACCGCAAACGATAATTGTTTACCGCATACAGTTGCAATATCTACGACATAGTGGTATAATATTTCTAGCCGTAAAACATATCTTCGCGTGGTATGTAGCGGTAATTTATAATGGGAGGTGAATCCTCCTTGTTATGAATAGTTGTTGTTAGTGCGCTGTTGCTGTTGTAGTAGGCGGCAATAGTCAATGTCTGTGTTACACTACTTAAAATTTTAGCCTTTAGTTTGGATCAGTTACGAAGTCAAATCATCATTATAATTGAAACGACAGTCTACGGTAAAGGACTGTCTATTTTTTTTTGCGTAAAAATAGAAAAATCCCGGCAACCGTCCGGGATTTCCGGATAGTTCACCGGGACATAAAGAAAGTTATTCGCGTTACGCTATTCTACCTTTTTATCCGCATCCTTATTCGCCAGAAATCTACTTCCTGCGGCTAGACCTATGCTAGTGCCGAAAATAAAGATCAATTCTCTTACATTGTCTAATGGTTTACCCGTCAGACAGCCATATAGGTATACCGTCAAACAGAGAACCATACAGCCAGCGAAAAGCCAATCCATTTTAGTCATCATATAACCCCCTTATCTCTAAATCTAGCAAGAATAACCGCCATTTGTTCACGTGTCATAGGTTGTTCTGGCCTAAAAGTGCCATCGTCAAAACCCTTCATCCAACCGTTATCTTTACACCATTGGATATGTCCGGCACTCCATCTGTCACCGGGAACGTCAGGGAAGGGTCCGGGAACTTGACTAACAGGTTGTCCTTGTAAATCAGCAAACAACCTATCCCAAGGAAACGCCGGACCTGGACAATTGGGACGGTTAACGCTGTCGATGCGGTAATGTCCGATGATATGGTCACGGTCAATTTTAATATCGTGTTTAGCTATTAATTTACGATGTAACCATAGTGTTGCATCATATTGATCTTCTGTTAGATTACCGTCACCGCCATTATCTTTATATCCCTCATGTTCAATGCCAATAGTATAGCGGTTAGGATTTACACCGTCATATAAGGGCCAATTAGGTTTATTTATACTGCCTGCGTGCCATGCTGAGTTTTCATCAGCGACTAACTGCACAATCTCGCCAGCTCGACTAATAACGTAATGTGCGCTTGCTTTAGATGTCTGGTTAGATAGCCATGATACCGCACCGTTGAAAGAACCTGCCGTTATATGGTCAACGATGGCGAGTATTTTTCTGCCCTGTCTACTGCTGAAATTTTTACTTGGTTTTTGTATGATATTCATGGGTTTTCCTCCTACTTAAATTTCTTTTTAATCAGAGATAACCTTTTCTCTCCGATGCCCTTAATGCCGTCTAATTCGGCTATGGTGATGGGTTTATGTTCTTTGCGGTATGTAACTACCTTTTGTGCTGTAACCTCGCCTATGCCCTTTATATTGATTAATTCAGTGGTTAGTTGTTTGTCTGATAACTCGTTAATGTCTAACTTCTGAAAGTTTATGCACATAAATAATATAACTACTAAACCCATCACGATACACGTTGCGCATACTTTACATTGGTTTTTATTTAGCATATCTAGCCCTTTGCCAGCCAACCGCAGGCAGCCATTAGTATACCAATAACGGCGGTAGCCCACGGCGGCAGGCGATTTTGAAAGGATTTGTGCATTTCATCCATGCGCTTCAATACCTCCGCAAATGTTTGTTTATCGTCCCGCTCATGTTGTTCTAAATTATTCTCTAACTTTTCCTGTGCGTTAAATAATGATTTTACCTGTTCCTGTAGTCTTGTAACGTCTTGTTCCTGCGTCACATTACAGTACCTCCTGGTGGTTTAATTAAATAACTGGTGTTATAATGAAAATGTGAGACAGGGTGTGACAGCACCCACCGCTAATAATCCTCCTGGATTGGCGGGTCTCACGATTTTATTTTGATAAATGAATATATAATTTAGTTTGTCGAAAGAAAAATATTTCATTCAACAAGGAATAATGCTATACTCTAGTAATATAATATTACCGGAGGTGATCTTATGGATAAACAAACTCAAGCTAAATGGCTATATCTATTTATTATCTTTAGCTTAATATACATGCTATTACCATCATCATTGCAAAATATTTTAGAAATAGCCATTGGGGCAGGTCTTACTATTATGATTTTTCTCGGTGCATGGTTAGTAAAAAAGGAAAATGATGCTATTGGGAAATAATCTTCCCTATGGCATCATTTCTTTTTTGCTGTCTTTTCTGCTCTGCCTTGGTTTTTGATTCGGACTTAGGTTTTGTTTCAACGATAAACTTCTTGCGCTTCAAGTCATTGTAAATCTTTAACTGTTCTTCGACAGGTCTATTAACTATGTCAGCAAGAATGATAGTTTTAAGCTGAATATCCCTTAACTTATTAGCTTTTTGTTTCTGGAGTATGTCTTTATTTTTCTGCAACTCCCTCGCTTCATTGGCGTTATCGGAAATCATTTCAGCCACCTTGCTATATAACTTCCTAAGCTTCTCGTCATTGGCATCGACAGTATCCCCGGTCTGCTTAGTGTCAGCTTTGATTGTGTCGTATTCTTTCTTTTTGTCGTAAAACTTTTGAATAGTGTCGTTGGAGTAAGCAGGGTCAGCGGTAAATATACGCTTAATGGCATCCCCGGTACTTCCCTCAGATAGTGCAGGGATACCGATTTGCCCGATAACCCCAAGATAACTTTTTACCAAGTAATCAACCTGTTTAGGAGATATTTTGCTGGGGTCTACCTCTCCTAGCATCTTAGCAAATGAAGATGTTTTTTCATCATACTGTTGCCCAGCTGACATGCTTTCCATATATTTAGGAACAATTGGACGATTAACAAAGTCCTTATTTGCCCTTATATCACTAACCGGAGCATAAATAGTTCTAATCGGAGGAAAGAAACTGGCTTTTACCGTATCCATAAATTTATAAAAAGCGTCTGGATTTTCTTTCAATAGACTGTCTAGCGTTCTTTCAACTAAGGCACCGAAAACCACCCCACCCTCACGAGGTTTAGGCATTTTCAAAAACGTACCATTAGGCAAGGGAATTAAGTGGTTTGTATCTTTCACCCAACTACTCAACTTCCTATATTCCTCATTATCGTAATTCATAGCATAGAGCATTAAAGTTGGAATAGTTATTGCCCCAATAGTCTTATTGATAGCGGCAACCGGATTATCTCTGTATATTCTTCCAAGTTTATCCAGTCCATTCACGGAAGCACCAAAATAAGGAATAAAAGTATCTAGGAAATTGGTAACATCAGCGGTATTCTTCTTCTGGAAATTTACTGTAACGTCCTTGCTCTCATATAATGCCTTAGTTCTCGATGCGTAACTGTTACCTTCCTTGCGAACAATGCGCCGATACTCTCCAAGTCTCGGTACTGCCTCGGTAACGTCAGCTATTTTCTCAAGTGCTTTAAACGGTATGCCCATTAGCCTTCTTGTATACTCAACGGGATTTTTAATATTACTTAGATCGTAATATCCAGGCATTAATTTTGCCTTAGAGTCAGCCAATATATTAACGTCTGTTGATACGGCAGAGGCATAGCCACCGCCCATATCTTTATATGACCTATATGCCGCCCTATTTCCTAGTATATCTACTAAAGCACCTACAATATCCCTAGACCACTCTATAGGGTTGTTAGTGCTTTTAGATGCCACATAGGACATGGGCAGGTCACGAACTACGTTTCTACCGAGTGAGAATATGGGGTTAATGCCGGTCGTTAAAAGTTTCATCTTGCTTGTTAATGACCTTGCAGCATTAATAATTACATTTTGTGCTTGCGGAGTTAGACCGGATATTGCCTCCAGTAGTGGCAAGTCATTAACTCTAACGTGAACACGTTCTCCATTTATTCTCCCAGCAACAATGTTCGGCATAGTGAGATTGGCGGTATTCGAATCAACTATCTCGCCCCAAATGCTCATACCTTCGGGGTCTTGCCTTATACCCTCAATAACCTTCTGCATGACCTCGTTGCGCTTGGCCGCTTTAATGTAGTTAGGCACTCTCTCAAGCATGGTTTCAAGCGACTCAATGGTTTTGCGTTCCGAACCTCTGGCACGTTTAACCGGATTAGGTTGGTCGGCAAATGAACCATTTACTCCCGTTTTACCGATCTCAACTTCTTCCATCATCCGTTGCAGGGGGATATAATCTCCGTATTTTAACCTCATTGCGTTCCATACATTCTCAGAGAGTAGTCCAGTTTTAACCAACCATTCCTCGCCAAATTTATTAATCCATGCGGTATAATCCTTTGCTGCCTGATTCATCCATGAATACTTATTATCGTACTTTGATATTTTTAAATCAGCCATTTCCGGCGACATATTGATTTCTCTGTCATATACGGTCATGTCTGAATTTTCCCATGCCTTGTAGTGCTTAAGTTTTAGGTAATCCTCAAACTTTCGCCATTCACCCTTGGGAACCTGCTTAACTATATCTTTTAGTGGCGCATATACTGGTTCACCCTTTGCATTAACCATGTTTTCTTCAAGGGTTCTTCTTGCCATGGCCTCGGCATTAGTCGTGTTATGCGCCAGAATATAGGCACGTTTATTGAATGGAATTGTTCTACCTGCTCTGTTTGCCGCTTTATCGAAGTCATTAAGGCGGTTATATCCGTCAACCGTCCTGTAGTAGGCTTTTTTAATCATATTGCCAACATTGGAGGGTGCTAATCTTTCAGTTAATACTGGCTTATTTGTCTTAGATGTGATAGTATCTATTGTTTCCGGTGGAGTAAGTCTTGCCGCACCAATAGTACCAGGATCGTAATAACCTGCCCTCTCTGGACCGTCAACAGTTTCTTGTGTGGTTGTATCTACCTTCGTCTCTGTTTCAGCTTTCTCCGGTTTAAGTCCAATGTCCTCGGCCATGCTCTTAGCCTGTGAGTCTGCCTGCATTATATTTTCATCAGGTAAAATCTCAGCACCGCTTCTAGTCTCTCTTACGGCAGGTTGTTGGATAGTCTCAGGTGTTTCAACCTCCGGTAATACCTGTTCCGGCACTTCAACCTTAGTTTCCGGTATCTTAACAACCTTCCGGCCAACACTAACCGTTTTACCGTCCACCTCAGCCTGAATAATCAGTCTGTCAGCGTTCTTGACGGTTGCTTCTTTGCCGTTAGGTAGGATAACCTTATCTCCCTGCTTTAGTCTGAATTGCGGAAACTCTGCGCCCAACTCAGGGTAAGCATCTAATATCCTTGTCGCCCTGCCGAAGTTGGTTGCGCTGTTTAGAATATTCCTGGCGCCGTTAATATCTGTCGGTATGTCTGCCTTGACTTCGGGAGAGATGACTTCTTTTGTTGGCATATCAGGTTTTATCTTACCTCTACTTAGCGCGGACATAATGGCACTAAAAGCACCTAAACTACCTGCTGTAGTACCTAAATCTCCAAGAGTAGGTTTCTCTCCATCAGATAATGTTGGTATCGTTGCCGTTAAACCTGTACCACCAACAGTTGCGCCATGAATAAAATCTTTTGCTAGGTTAGGGGTATTAGGTAGATACCTATTTACCCCTGCACCAATAACGTCACCGGCAAGTCCACCTGCACCGAAGAATAATGCACCCCTGCCTGCATCCTCAGCTATTTTGGAAGGGTCGTTGCCTTCTAGTGCTGATAATGCGCCCTCGTATCCTGCCCCTGCTAATCCTCCAGTTAATGCTGTTTTGCCCAATTTGCCTGCTGTAGTAGTTGGATTAATTCCTCTAGCTAGTAAGTTGGCACCCTTATAGGCAACTCCAATCGGGGCCATCATGCCGTACATCTCTCCGACAACGCCAGCACTTTTACCAAGAGGTGATTTTGCTTCGTAGAGGGATGATTCAATTGGACTATCGTTTAAATCTGAAATTTTCCTATCAGACCAATTCATAAACTTGTCGTATAATCCAAGAGATGCAGCATTAGTCGCCTTTTCCATTATATTTCTTGGTAAATAGATAGCATCAGAAGAAACGTCCTTAAATGACGGTCCTTCTGCACCCGCAGGCAGTATGCCGCCAATCCTACTGTCAAGTCTTTTATATAGTGACTGTTTCGGAGGTATGGGTATTTGTTTTGGTTCTTGAGGTTCTTCTTCGACATAGTCAGGCATTTCATATGCGGCATGAGTAGATTCCCATGCTTTTGAAAAATCATATTTAGCCATCGGTACTCACCTCCTACCTATACTTCTGATAATATTTCCATATTGCATTGGGCCAATTCTTGTCGGTAGCGTATATTCCTGTTGGTAGTTTACCGCTATTACCTGTCTTTAACCTCTCAAGACTGACGTTACCCCTACTCATGCCCCATGCCCTCATTTTCTTTGCCGTACCTTCAACCTGCTTTTCAAGTCCGGCATAACCGTAATCAGAACCGCTATCGTATGATCCATATCCGGTATACATGCCTTTTCTGCCATCACCTAATTTACCCCACCCCGTCTCATGTTGACCGATTGCTAGAATTAGTGCAGGGTCAACATCGTACCTAGAGGCGACATTATTCACGACACTCACAATGTCGCTAGATATGCCTGTTTTGCTCGAGGTGGGGGCATTAGGGTTTACCATTATTTCTTTTAACCTTTGCCCTATTGGACTAGAACTACCTTTTTTAAACTTAGTTCCGCTCCATCCTTCCGTATCATCGGACATACTTAATGCGTATTTTTCAAGTTTGGTGTATCCATCTGTCCCAAGCATCTTTAGCAGTTCTGACTTATTTCTCCTAACATCAGCTAAATAGTCGTTTCCTGTGCTGTAGAATTCTGATTGCGCTAACATTAGTTGCAAGCCTTCTTCTTGGGCATTTTTATCATCATAACCATCAGACTTACTATTTAATGCCGAGTACCGATAAGCAAGGTCATTGAGGCTATTCCTGTTTTCAGCATCCAACGCCGCATATTTATATTGCATATCATCGGCATAGTTCTGTATCTGAGCATCTTGTAATGCCTTCTTGAGATCGTATTCCTGGCCCCACTGACTAGCTGCAGCATCTGATTGATCCTGCTGTGCAACCCTGCCATAGAGAGTATTTTCTTGATTAGCTAGAGCGTTCAGCATTGCAGACATATTGTTTATGCCACCTTGATATTCCTGATAGGCATTTTGATATAACTGCGGAACCATCTGGAGTACGCTATCGGAATACTGCTTACCTATCTGTCCAAGTCTATCAGAGGTAATAGTAGAGTTCAGAATACCCCTATCGTTTAATGCCTCCATAGCCTGATTTCCTGCCGTTCTTGCCTGTGATTCGGCCAATTGTTGCGCTGCCTTGTATCTCGGATCATTCTCAGGGTCATAGCTAAACGGAGTATTGACTTTCTTCTGCAATTGACTAAGCATGTTTTGGGTTTGCGTTTGATAGTTCTTTTGTTGTTGCTGATTCTGATAGTTGCCGTAATTTCTTTCTGCCTGCTGACCGGACACACCTGAACCATATTGGCTGTCGCTAAGACCGCCTGCCTGCCTTACCTGACTTGCCCATCTGGATATTTGATTTAGTCTATCCTGCCCTGCGCCCAACGCCTGTTCTTGACCGTAGACATTCTTTGCTCTCATTAATTCTTGAATAGCGGAACCCCTGTCGGTAGAATAAGACTTTAACTTATCTTGCCATGAGGTAGCGGCAGGTTGACTTTGTAAGCCAATTAATTCGCCGTATCTATTGTAGGCCATATTAACACCTCCTATTCAATAATAATGGCCTCCACAGCCTCGTAAGCCTTTTGTACGTTAGCCATACGTTCTATGGTCATTTCCTTACCCTTAATATTACCTACAGCCTCTAAAGCAACTAAATCTAACTCTAAAGAAAAGTATCTTTGTTTTAACTGAGTTAACCTTCTTTGCTTTAATTCCTCTTTTATTTGAATCTCAATATCCATACATTAACCTCCATTTACTGAGTGACTATGACCACCAGAATAACCTGTGTAACTACTTTCTCCGTAAGAGTGCCTATGATCGCCAACGGTATCAGTCACTAATCCAGTTATATCGGCATAAAAAAAATCCCAACTTCCTTCCGCAAATACAGTAGCAGCATTTAATGGTTTAATGGAATATCCATCACCGGCTAGATTATTATAAAACTGCATAACCGGAACCCCTGCATCATAAAAAACAACGTCACCGTAATTGCTGCCTTCATCGAAACCCCATGCTATACCGTTCTTGTAGTCAGTTTCGGTAATCAAATCATGCTTGTATGTTGCAAGAGAATTATTCGTAATAACAATCCTGTCGTTTCCCCCTACAGCCGTTTGAATCACTCCACCAGTAATAGTCCCAGTAAATGTTGCTTGACCATTGCTATCAATACCTACTGTCTTATTGCCCAAAGCGTCATATAACTCAAATAGAAAATCTCCGGTAACATCGTCATATCCTTGTCTTAATCTAAGAACAGGAGTTGCTTGTTTGTCTGACATTAGTAACTTTGGACCATCAATGATAGTTTCTCCGTCTTTAGACTTAATAGAACAATACTCAGTATATAGTTCTTTAACATTAAAATGGTCAAGAGATTGTAAAAGCCATTGCAATTCCTTCCTTAATCTAGCTAATTCATCCGGCGTTTTATCTTGCATACCGGAAAAATTAGATAGTGTCGGAAAGGGCATATTATCACCTCCAAGGCAGGATTCTTTCCTGCCTTATTACTTCATGTACGGTACACGGTCCGGTACCGCTTAATTTATACCGTATCCAATTTGCATTAGCTACAGTATTGACCGGAATGATAATTCTTGTGTCCTGTATACTGCTTTGTGCGGTCAACGATTTTACCAGCGTCCAGCTACCGTCACCCTCGGCATCAGCAGAAAGATAAGCATTCAATGTGCTACCAACCGGCAGGTCAACAATAAGCCACATACTATACCACTGCCTGCGTTGCGCTAAACTACCTGCGCCAAACGGCTTAGAAATAGCATACCATGATACAGCCGATTCACCGTCTAGCGTGCCACCAAACTTATGTACCTGTCCGGCAGAATCGCCGTAATAAAAATCCTCTTTGAAGTTAGTAAATATTCTTGGGTAGTTGCCCATCTCCCAAACGTACCACACATTAAATGTCGTGTCGTATTCGAGAACGTGAGAAGGTTCAGTGGCGGTCAAAAGTGGTATTGCCATATAAAGATTTTTACCGTCAGTACCGGCACAAGATTTATGTCGGTTAGTGGCATTGATATTATTAAGATACCACTGAATAGGCAGGCAAAATCCATTATCGGGCGATAAACCACCGCTATATCTCTCAATCCCTCTATGACTTAGAAAATACAAAACGCCTCCGACCATAACGGCAGAAGCGTTTGAGACACAACCTATTTTTTCACTTACCGGAGTCAGATCGTAGTTTATTGGACCTGTCCCATAAAGTTCAAAAATTGCATGAGGTTTAAATACGATTAAATGTCCAGGTCCTGCCTTAAGGCCGTTGATTTCTTCTCCGTCCTGAGTCTCAGCAACAATTTGCCCAGAATCGTCAACGGTTGACCAATCATCTGCCTTACTCAATGCGGAAAAATGGACCGTATTATTTACTGCACAGTACAGGCGGTTGTCGTGTTGCTCGATGAAGTTTCCACCTGTCGGAGCATTAGATAGATCGCTAACATTGGTACCGTCATATCTTTTGATAGGATCACTACCGTTAGCGCCGATTAAATTTATTTCGCTTAGATTACCCTTGAAGTTGCAAAAACTCCACATATCACCGGCACTAAGACCAGACTCTAAAGTTGTGCCCCAATTGCCGTTAGATAAAAGTTTAACCCAAAGACCGTTATCGTCAATAACGTGCAGTTCCTCATCCTTCCAGACACCTAAACCCAAGATAGCAGCAGTAAGGTCTGCCCCAACTTTTAAAGTACCGGGTCTAGTTGTAACTGTTGGATATTTAGATGCGGTCATGTTTTTTGTAGAAGTAAATTGACCGTCTGAAATAGAAAAAGCGTCAAGCTTGTTGACACCCTTAAATTCTCTTATTGAGATAGGTTCACGTACTCCTCGTATTGGTTTCCAATAAGACATTTATACACCACCTAGTGCTTCCAAATATCAATACGCCAAACTAAACCTCCACCTCCATCAGGGTCAAGTGAACCGCTTGTAATATTTGCAACCCTTACCGTAACGGTATTAGTTGCACTTACATATGCGCTATATATGCATCCAGACGTAAGGGCTCCAGAGGGTGTAGCGTAAGCAGAATCACCAATCTCCGCACCAGTTACAGTTACAGTAAGTTCGGAAGTTGATTGAGCAGAAATGCTTCCAAAGTTTAAAACAGGTGAGTTTAGAGAAATATGTTTTATTACTTCCGTTCCTCCACCAAGAACGATACCTCCACGCTTTGTTACTTTGAAAACAACTTGATCGTCAGCTGTATTTACACCATAGATTAATGCGTTTTCTGGATTTAGATCGTCTGATGGTTGAAGTTTTATGTGATTATTGGAAATTCCTTTAATGCTAATTCCGTATGCCGCAGTTATTGCATCGGATAAATCTATAAGTATACCTATTTCAGACCTGTTTATAACAATGCCTTGTTTCCAATCGGAAGTAGCATCAGCCCTAGTTATTTTGCAACCAACTTCCGGTTTATGATCGCCAACCCCCGTAATTAAAACGCCCTGACCTTTGTAATCAGCATCGTAATTATCTAAGTCTACTTCCACACCTATCCCGTTACCACCAAACCCAGCTTGCAATACAACAATAGGGTTTAATCCCCATATAAATCCATTTCCAGAGGTAGGAGATAAAGCACCAAAATAACCGGCAACTGCATTTCCGACAAAAGTTTCATCTGGAGCTACTTCTGAGGTAAGAGTCACATAGCCCTTATCAGCAATACCTCCTGTTGGTTTGTAAAGATAGTAATTTTGTCTGACTGGATGCCCAGAGTTTGTCATATTTGCTGGCATATTTCCGCTTCCACTAAATACTACGCCAGGGTCCATCATTACCATAATAGACTTATTGTTAAATGAAATATTTGTATCTAGTTTATAGGAAACAACAGGATTAGGGAAATAGATAATTGATCCATCCGGCATAGAATCAATTATTTCTTGAATCAATGGGGAATCATTTGTTTCACCATCGCCATCAACTCCATAACCTCCTATATTATAAACAGGAGCGATTATGGTTTTTGCTGCTGTTTTTGCTATATCTGCTGCCGCTTCTAGTAATATCAATTCCTGAGCTATTAACTCTGAAACATTCATATTCAAACACCTACCATATTGTTTTTACTTGCATTGATGAAGGTTCGTAATTTATTTCCTTAATTGCATCTTTGAGTAATGCGCTATACTCTGCTTCATAGTTGTTGGCTAAGTCAATGTCTCTTTGCAACTTCGCCAACTCGGAAGCAAGTTTATATACGAAAACCATCTGGTAATCATCAAAAAACCTTGGTACAGTGTTCATATCTCCACTGTCCAAGGTATTAGGACTATCCATAAAGTTTATTAACATATAACCTGCTTCTGTTGGAGTCGGGTAAATTCCTAGCGTATTGGAGTTGATGCCATTAATAATGTAATAGCAGTTATAGACTACCTCTTGACCATCCTCACGAAATTCATAGTTAGTTGACTCGGTTCCATCCAACTTAGTCAATGAAATACTTTTTATGCGGTTTGGCACAATATAGCTAGGTAGGGTATAAAGTGAAATTTCTGCTGTAGTTGAAATTTTCTCGATCTTCTCAGGTATTTCTATTTTGCGGTAGAGTTGTTTTTGTAGTTGATCTAGAAACTCAACTTTTTCCGCATCTGTTTCGGTATTTGGCACTCGCTTATCTGCCATGTCTACAATTTTTCTTAGGGTTAGAGATATTTTTATCACCTACTTTATATGTAAAATGGGAGGTTTTGCCCTCCCCTGGTTACTCAACTAACGCAACTTTGTTAGTTGAGTAAAATTTTCCTGTTTACCTAGAAGGATTTTTCAAACTTTTGTTGTATCAAATAAGAAAGAGCATAGCTTATATTATTAGGAGGTATTTATATGAATAATACTGCAAATTGGATAAATTCTAAAGTAGACCTAACAGAAAAATCTATACGTAATCTTGAAAAACAATTACTTGAAAGTATTAGAAATTCAACTGAAAATTTTGAAATACTAGATGTTTTGCATCATGCAATGTATTTACATACAGAATATGCAAAGTTAAATATTATGAAAGCTACCTTAAATCATTTAAAGTAGCATAAAAACAATGTAATATACTTTATAGTTAAGTGCATTATATAACGATACATATACTATTAGTGAGTTAAATTCCACTTGGCATGTGTGGCATAGGATTTATATTTTTAAGTTTATCCCATACAAATTCGCCTACAATTTTACCACCCAGGTCAGTAAGATGAATTGTATCGAGAATAGTATCATGGTTTTTACGTCCTCCACCCATACATTCTCCGAATATATCAATTGTAGGTACACCATACATTGCGGCAACTTTTTTCATAGCATCAATGTAATCAGAATACAAATGACTAAAAGTATTTGTATAAAAAGGACTACGCCTAGTGATTCCATCTAACTCATATGTCGTGGCAATCATTAGTATTACAACAACTCTAGAACGCGTATTCGTTGTTAAATATTCTAGGCATTGTGTAAAATTGCCTATAAATGTATTGTCACTTGTATCACCAATAGTACCTAAATCTACACTGCCCCAGTCATTTAATCCTGCTTCTAATGTTGTTAAATCTACATCATACGGACAAGCAAGTACATTAGCTTTGACATTTCCACCATGTGAAGCAGTCGGACAAATACCACCACCACCTATAGCCATGTTTGTTCTTATTAAACCACTTAACCTATCAACTACCTGTGGATATTTACCCTTTGTATTTGTATCTGTCATACTTGTCCCAAAAGCATACCATGATTTACCACGCCACTTATTTTCTTTTTGAGTAAACACTGTTTTTTGCACAACTTTAAAATTCTTTGATACCGTGTTAACTAGCGAAGTAAAATCTTCATCAATTGTCCCATTTTTTATTACAAATCTAGCATAGGCGTTTTGGGTAAAAGTGTAGTTATCAGCATAACCAAAATTAGCTACAAAATTTCCGGCACTGTCAAGCAAAATACCGGCTACTAAATAGTCACTATCTTTCGTATTTACACTTTCACCCGCTACAAAATAAACAGGACTTGTTGTTCTGATTCTTAAAGAGCTAACTGAGTTTACATTCGTAGTTAAGGTAATGCTACCTAATTCCCAGTTAAAAATCTTACCCTTATTCTCCGGTGGTGTATAATTTAAAAAATATGATATAGCATCAACCTTAGTGGTAAAATCCTCGTCAGCAGTACCATTCTTTATTGTAAATCTTGCATAGGCATCTTGCGTAAACACATATTCGTCTGTAAAATTAAAATTTGAGATAAAATTTCCGGCACCGTCAAGCAAAATACCGCCAACTAAGTATTCGCTATTTTTTGTATTTATGCTTTCACCAGCTAAAAAATATACTTGGTTTATGGCTCTAATTCGTGCATTGCTACTTGAGTTTATATTTGTAACTAAGTTAATACTGCCTAACTCCCAATTAATTTTTTTACCAAGTATATTATTGTCGTTTATTTCGTTTATCTTTCTTTTCGCCCGATTAAAAGCTGCTGCATCCATCTATACCACCACCTTAATAATAAGTAATCTGCAAAGTAGCAGAACCACTTACAGGGATTGCCTTAAAATTTGCCAAAGGATTAGGAGGTAATAACATAAACTGATCTCCAGCATACCGATAGTGACCTTGCATGGTAGTTGGATCAGTGCCATCTATCCAATACCTAATATCACTACCTGTATCATCTATTGAAATTTCTGCTTTTGTTGCTCCGCTTGGGATACTTGCGAAACCTCCTGCTTCTGACAATGTAAGGGTTTCGTGTCCAATAGCTATACTACCAGTTAGTTGCGCATTAACATTCTTCCCTAATTCAGTTCTAATCAATTAAATCACCTACCTATATATAATGTATGCCGTACCGGCACCGCTAAAATTAAGTGTAATAGAATCACCTACCACAATAGGCAATTGACTATAATCATCCTCACCTACTCCAGTAAGTGCCGGTCTAACTTCCTCCGTACCATCTTTAATAGAAACACTAACTCCTTCTGTAGCAACATATAAGTTTCCGACAATTCCAGAACCGCTTTTTATTTTTATATCGCCTGCACCAGTAGCAACTACTTTCTTCGGAGCCCAGGCAACAACATCTGAATTTGTTTTTCTTCCTTGATTATCAATATTTATAAAAGACATTTGCAAACCCCTCCTATAAGAAAAACCGCCACTAGGACGGTTAATTATTTCGGAACTAACGTATAAAAAAACCGCCTATGCGGTTATGATTTGGTGTATTCAACCCATACGGTATAATCGGTGTTATTGTATGATGTAGTATAGCCTCCACCGCTACTTTGGTTTAACCCATACACAACTTCTCCATCTGAAAGAACGGCAAAATTGAATGTGTCGGGAGCTACACCCTGTGATGAGATCAGCCATATAGTGCCAGTACTTCTTTTGATTGTTCCCTCTATTCTTAATACTGTACCAGTCATAGGTATTGTCATGCCTGTATTGATAGCAGCTGACGTTATCGTACCAGTTGTCCCGGCAGTACATCTTCTGTAAACAGCTTTACCGTTATACAATTTGCCTGTCTGATACTCGTTTCCATCAGGTATAAACTCATCGGCAGTACTCATCCATGTTCCATTAAATTTACGCCATGTTACCTGTATAAGCCCTGTTTCATCATTAGCAACAAGAGCCGTTACAGCTTGCGTGTATTTCTGCCAGCACGACCAAGCCGAACCGTCATAATAGGAAATATCGTTTAAAGATACCCCGCTAGGCAATCCATCCGTTGGAGTAACCGTAAATATGTAATATCCTGCCGTTGTTGGCTTTGCGGCTGCTGTAAGCATAACGGATTTAATAACTGGATTTGTAACCGTTCTTGCCTGACAAGTCACTGAGTAATTTGCGCCTTGTGTGTTTATTTTATACGTTGCAGAGCCGCCATCAACAACAATGTTCATAAGTGCATCCGGCGCGGTGTATGTTGTGCCACCAGCCGGGCCGCCGTTCGCATTTGCTACGGTAGCGTGTTTATTTACATATGTTGTTCCTGCCTCTGATATAGCGGTTACGAGTAACGACCACGTATCAAAATAGTATATATCGGCAGTGGAAACCCAAACGGCTGTATCTTGTGCGGCGTTGGTACACAAATATGTTATATTGTTATATATCCATGTTGAACCAACAGAATAGCCATTAACGCTATCGTCATTTGCCGTAGGTGCAGATGTAGCGTTAAGATTGGATTTTACGCCAACGTCAATTTTTGCAAGCTTTTCACGTTCGGCTGCAGTGAAGTTACTTGTTCCTTGCGGGGGCATCCGTAACATATTAAATACCCCCAATCCATTTGATTTGCATAGTGGCATTTACCGAAAATTGCAGGTTGTAAACCGAACCATCAGTCATGAGCACATCAAAGGCATACCATTTACCGGCATCCAAAGCGGTGCCGGAATTAAGACTACCCAGAACTCCATCAACTTCCAGTTTCAAAATACCTGCAGTGTTAGTTGAAACCATTAAGGCAGAATTACTATTTGCCGTCGCAGTATAATCGGTCAAAATGTCCGTATCTACTGTAACCGCTTTGTTGGTTTCCTTGGCGATTAAACTACCAGTTAGCTGGACATGGGTTTTCCGCATAATCTGGTATTCTGATCCTGCTGAAACATTTACCACAGCAACACCACCAGTAAACGGAACAGCTGCCGCTACAGGCACAACGCCGCCGGAACCAGTCATTGCGGCAGTAAACTCAGGTATCGTATCAATTGCCGCCGCTACCAATGTAGCAGTATTTTTAGCATTATCAAGTACGCCACCAGTCTTTCCAAGGTAGACAGTCAGAACAAGTCCAGTTAATGAAGCGCTTAAATTATCATCATCACCAGGAGCTTCGACGACCTCTGCTGTGTATTCGTTGCCTCCTATTCCCTCAGTAGCAACCGTTACAGTTACCTCTGCTGTTCCGGGAGTACCGATTATAGCCGATGCCGCCGCACCAGGGAGAGTTGCCATAGTTAATGTGTCTGCCGTATTACTAGAAACTGTACGCAAGTATTCTTTTTCTCCAACAGAAACCTTAACTGTATGACCGGCGAACATGTTAGTTTCCCAGTCCTTGCCGGTGTCAATTATGGTTGTCTTACTGCCCCCGGTAGCTATGCCACCATCGAAATTTTTTATTTCAGCCAAAGTAGCTTGAGTAGCAAAATCCTTAGCGATCAACGTGTCCTGCTTCGCCTCAGTTGCTGGGGCAGTAATAATTTTAGCGAGTATACTAGCAAGTGTCGTTTGTGTAGCAAAATCTTTACCATCCAAACTTGCCAATAATGCTCGCGCTGCTTCAAGAGTTGTTTCCGTTGCCGCATCAGCAGGCAATAACAACGAACCATCAGCACCTAAGACAAGGCCGACAATATTATTACTTGCGTCAACACCGCCGATACTGACTGGATTTTGTTTTGCTGCACTTTCACCTACCGGGTTTTTACCTTCTATGATAGAAATTTGAAACACCTCCTATATAAACAGAAAAGGCAGGGTTTATCGCCCTGCCTAATAGTTATTAGTCCTAGCTAGGATTGCAGCCATAAATCCAACTAAAGTCGTCCCAACCATAACTGAAACGTGCAATTGTCGCATACTTAGCAATCTCAGTATCGAAGTCCTCAGTTGCTTTAAATCCTGGCTTTCTCCTCCAATACCAATTTAAAAATTGCTTCATTCTTTCGCTATCAGCAAGAAACCAAGCGTTCGGATCAGTTAACCAAGGCCATTCAACTACATTAAACACGCCTTTCCAAACGTTTACGCCGTGATCGGTTGTTCCAGGTTTTTCCTCAGTATCAGCAATAACCCTCGCAGGTTCAAAAAGTTCAGTCGGCACAATCAGAGTATCCGGCATGACCAAGAACGGATTACCCTTATCGTCCTCCCACCGGCGCATATTGTTTCTGACGGTAGTCACATTAGCGGCATTTAATTCATATGCGCCAAAGTTAGAGGTTACAGCAGAACTTCCCGGCGCTTTCGGGTGGGATGCGGAACAAAGAGCAACCCCATCAGGACCGGCATAAGAAGCATTAAAAGCGTTATTAAAAGGGATTGCCGCATGGTATTGAATGGTTCTGTACTCAACCATCCGAAGGTTACGAACACGTTTTTTAATCTCGCCGTATTGTTCATCGTCAACTAACTCGCGCTCAATCTGTGTACCCTTAGAATATTTGCGGTGAATGTAGTTTTGGGTGAAACCTTTCTTGAAGTCCTCATAAGCAACCTTATTCCCGGTTGCGCCCCATTCTTCCATTAACCCCAAGTCACCGATACCCTGATTAGTTTCCTGTGCCTTTGTGGAGTTCTCCACGTTATACATCAGACCAAGATAGTCTTTTTCTTTTTTCCCGGCCAAGTCAAAAATCTTCCTTAAACCTGGCTCAAGTTGTTCTGCCCAATTGTCGGAAATTAACGGCATTTGTTTTCCTCCTCAAAACAAAAAGACCCAGGCGCAATTGCCTAAGTCTTTTGTCATTTAATTTTTATTTTTATTTTGCGGTTACTGCTATGCGTTGTAGATGTGCTTGCGAATCATAACGTCCATCATCAGATTAGCAGGATCAATGGCCATAACAACCAACGGACCTGCCTCATTAGCGATAGTAGCGTTAGCATCAATGGTATTTTCATCCTTCAAATCAACGCCGATACTACCCCTATTAATAACGTCACCCGCGCCGCCAGCACCAAGTAGGATATACTTACTTGCGGTAGTCGGAGCAGTCGGGAATGGTTCCTCAACGGTCAGTGTATCAGAGGAACCAGTGTAGTCCTTGACGGTACGAATACTTCCTACAGCTGGACCTTCGTAGATGTAAAGCAATGCACCGTTCCAATCATCATCGGATGATGTACTTAGTGCGGTATCAACTAAAGTAGTAGTTGTACCACCTGTTGCAGAAGCATCCCTATGGTCAGCAAACGAACAACGGTAAACGATAAAGGGGTTATCGTAGACCCTGCCCATAGTTTTAGTTGTTGCCGGATTGTCTGCTGCCGCAATAGTCTCAGCCATTACGCCAAGTACGTTAGTTGCGTTTGCTGCTGCTTTAGCGACCTTGTTGGCAGTCAATACAACCATATCCCCTGCACTAAAGGCAGCACCGGGAGTCAATTCATACTCAACGGCATTATCAACAATCCCGCCAAGTTTGTTATATTTCGGCTCAAAGCCATTAGTAGTTCTCGATGCAGTTAAAGCCATTTTCTCAACCTACCTTCTTTTCTTAGATTTTTTTACTATACCGGAGGCAAAATCTTTTTCAGACATATCAAGTCTTGCGGCGAAAAGTTTTTGTAATGGAGTTAAATCAACCTGCTCGGAGGACTTACTTCCCGGCAGGTTAGCATCTTCAACCTTAAGTTTTTGACGACCTTTAATGTTAGCAAGAGTCTTTTGTTCGGCGGCAGTTTTTACCTTTTTACTCAATTCTCCAGAAGCAAACTTTTCCCCAATGACAAACTTCATAGCAGTTTCAAAATCAACAGATGCACCATTTTGACTTACCGCATCAATCTCGGCGGCGTACATGGTTGCATATGGCCTAATTTGAGGATTACTATTTAGAACCGCCTGCTTTTGTCTCTCATAGTCAGTTGACTTGCCAGTAAACTCAATCTGCTGTTTAGCGTTAATGAGTTCTTGTTCTAGTCTGGCAATTCTCTGTTCCTTTTTGATTTCTTCCGAAGCAAGTTTCTTTGCCTTAGTTTCATCAAAACCAAGGGCAGTAAAGTATTCCTCTTTCTCTGCCTGCTGCTCTGACCAATAATTTTTTGCTTCTGCCTCTACCTGTGCCTGACGTTTTTCTGCCTGCTTATCAGCTTCAAGTTTTGCTCTCTCGCGGGCAAGTCTATCGGCTAAAACTCGGTCAATTTCAGCCTGCATTTCTGCCTTAGTGTAGGTTTTTTCTTTAGGAGTAGGTTCTTTTTTGACTTCTGGTTCTTTCTTGACTTCTTCTTCCTCTGAGTCATTTTCTTCGCCAGAATTATCGTCCTCTAAGCCTTCATCGTCAGTAATTAGGTCAACAAGTTCAACGTCCTTATCATCGTCTTTATCGGCAATATTAGGATCGTCAACTTCGGTATCATCTACAAAACCACCACCGGAAAAGCCATCATTTCTTATCATTAAAGCACGATTAAATCTGCCTAAGAATTTATCTTCCGTTGCCTTAAGTCCTAATAAATCTAACATATTATTGCCTCCCGTTTTAAACCCGTCGGTTATAATATCCTTGCACAGTTTAGAGTCATAAGCATGTTTTGGACTATGCCATGCGGTTTTAGTCTACAGCACGTTTCAGACATTTATATTACATACCTTGTTGCTGAATTATTGCTTGCAGTTCTGCCATCATTTGTTCAGGTGGCAGTGAAATTAGATATTCTCTAATTTCTGGTGGTAACTGAGATAGCATTTGTTCTAACTCATTACCTTGTTGCGGTACTTCTTCCTGTATAGGAGGTTGTTGATTTATCATAGGATTATTTTTCATCATTTCCTGTTCCATTGTCATCCGTTGCTGTTCTTCCTTCTGCTTATTCATCCTCGCCATAACTTCTGGGATAGGAGGAAACTTGCCATATTCCATAACGTAGAAGAATGTCTCAGGATCGATAACACTAGCTACCAACAACTCTTTAGCAATTTCCATATGATACATGCGGTCAGACGGTATCACGGATGATACTTTACAGTAGCAGTCAAAGTCGGGGAAGTATTCTTCGAATTCTTTAGAATAGGTATCGGAATCAATCTCCCTACCATCAGGCATTACCATTTCCCCGTCATTGAACCTTCCTATCTCACTCAAGGGAACAGTTACACCGCTCTCCCTGTCGTAAACTTTTTTCATTTCATCGGCATTAAATGTGTTGTATTGATAACCTTCCTTTTCGTTGCCGCCACTTCCCTTGCCGTTTATGCGGTAGGTTCTTTGCTCGGTGTAATACTTGCCGATTAAGCGGTTAGTAAATTGTCCCGCATCCTCATAGGATGAATTAATAGCCTGCTCTGCTGTTCTTAGCCGTATTTTAGCCTGCGATACCAACTCGGCAATTGCCTTAAATGCGGTTACGCTGCCGGGGGTTCTGCCTTGACTTACATCAAAGCGACCAATCATACCCTCCATAGATGCCTGTAACCTTCCCATTTCAGCTATTAAACTGCCAGGGATAGGTTGCCCATGCTCTCGCTTAACCCCATTAATATCGGCAACAGGAAACCACATACCAGGGGCAGTACCACGCTCCTCAATAAGTCGTTTTTGCCTACTTGTTAGTGCCCTCTCGTCATACCATGTTTGGCCAATCGCCCCATGAATATGGCCTTCAAGTATAATCTCAGCAGTTTTATTCCTAACAATTTGCGGATTTTTAAGATAAAAGGCATCACCAAATCCCCAAACACTGTTTTCCCTTGGGTATCTTTGCCGCACAATAAACGGAAATATCGGAGTTTCACCGGGATCAAAATACATATAGTTGTTATGCTTAAGATAAACCCCTTGATGTTCCCCTGCCCACAAGATAACGTGTAAACCTATCCCTTGATCCTGCTCACCTTCTGCTAAAATCAAAGGCCTACCGATGTACCATGTTTCAATAACTGGTACTTGTTCTTGATTGTATGAGCGACTAAATCCCTCGGTATCAAGTTGGTCAGTATCTAATAAATCATCATCGTGTAGTCCTTGTTCCTGTACCAACTTTGCCCTATCAGGGAAGTTGTCGGCAATGTACTCCATTGTGCGCCATACAGGTTTATGGCAACGATTACCTTCGTTAATATCCTCACGACAACGTGCATCAGGTACTAAACATAAAGGATGCAATGCTTTCCAGCGCACATCACCTTCCCAACGGTTCGGACCTTTACCGCCTCGCCAATTAGAGTCCCAATAGATATGCCAAATACCTGTACCATAAAGAAAAAACCACCGAAGAAACTTAATTCTCTCGGATGTTAGCTTGTTTTTATAGAATATGAATTTTTTAAGATCGGTCATAATATTGGACTTTTCTTCGTCACCCGGTTCAACGCCTTGGTCGATAAGTTCTATCTCATTGGCAAACTCGGAAACCGTACCTTCTATTAGAGAAAAGGTAATATTTTCAACGCTGTTAGGACGGTTCTGTTGCTGTGCCTCGGTTCTTAGCGGATTACCATTCGGGCCAAGCAAATCCCAGTGCCTAGAGGTATAGAGTTTATACATTTCACGCATTTCATCAACATAGAATTGCCTTGCCGCCTTATCATCGTCATACCAATCCATACAGGTTCTAACGGCATCGCTTTCTGCTTTTGAATTTCCTCTTACGCTTTCCATAATTCACCACCTTTTGGGCATAAAAAATAGGGATAGGACATAGCACAATACCAATAATGGTACTCTGTTACGCCCTATCCCTATCGTTCTCGATTCGAGATATTGGTTATTTAGTTAAACTAATAAAAACTATTTCTTCTTACCGTAACCCTTGCCCATGCCCATTTCTTTCTTGTCTGACTTAGACATAGACATTCCTTTGCCCATGCCCTTCATTCCTTTACCGCCCTTACAGCCTGCCATCGTTATCACCTCCTAATCTAATTTAATGTCCTTAGTAGGACTAATCATAACTACTCTGCCGCCCTTTACTTTGACGGTGAGCGTACCCCAACCTCCAAGGTTGTGTAGTTCTGAAATGACTTTCTTTTCTGCATCAGTTAGTTGCATTTTCAATCCTCCGGTTATCCGTTTTAACTATTGTATTTAGGCATGTCACAAATAAACATCACATGATTAATAGGTACTCTTACGGTATCACTAAACATAAGTTCGTTAGTTGTCAAAACAACAGCGTCATTAATAATATAGCAACCGTCAATTTCCCTATGTTCTCCAGTGTAGTATATTTTAGATTCACCCAATAAAAATATAATTTTTATTTTTAATTCTTTATGACACGTAGACATCCACCGCATATTATTAATGGTAAGCATTAAATCATGTTCTCTTAATACCTGCCTGATTGTTGATTCGCTCATTTAAGGTTCTCCCTATTTATACTTAGTTTCTTCAATCACAAACCTATCTCCCTGTTTCCTGCCGATAACCATTATCTTAATTAACTTATCATCCGCTAAATATCCCAATTCCTTCGGGCAAATAGATAGCGGTATTGATATAGAGTTGTCCGGTTCCTCTGTTTCCGGTTCTTCGGTAACGTCAGGCACTTCGATAAATTCTTCATCGTTGGGAGTTTCGCTTATGTGACTGTCTTTGCCTGCTTCTTTCTTGCATAGTCGGCAATGAAGGAGAAACTTGCTTACGCTCTCAAAATCTGTTTCCGGTTTTCCGCATACCTTACACTTTCTCAACTATAAAACCCCTTTTCTTCCTCTCTTGCGTTGCGTTCCTCGGCAGTTTCTACCTGCTTTACATCATCCTCATGCGTACCTTCTGGATACTCAAGGGGAATATCAACGCCCTCTAGGGATAGGACTGCCCGCATAAGTTTTAACTCTGTATCGACTAGAGTTTTGATTGTGTCGGCATCAATGTCGCTACCGCCATTTATTAATGAATAGTTAATACTATCTAAAGGAATAATCTCTCCTGCCTTACGCTCATTTGTTTTGCAAATAATAACGGTAGTTGACATATGAAATATAGTGTCGCTTAAACTCTTAATCTGCTTGTTTAGAGTTTCTTGATATTCTAAAACAAGCGGTTTTTTAGTATCTGACATTATAGGTTCTCCCCTTAATTAGAAAATCAATTCCATATTTAGGCACATAGTATTTTTCAAACATATCTTTATCTTTTAACCAGATAACTTCTTCCGGCCTAGTAGGTTTATTATTAGAACCAATAAACTCCTCATATTCTTCTGGTGTTATAGTTGAACCTTTATACCCACACTGTATACGAGTAATCAAATAAACCCAATCATACCCGAAATTTATAAGATCAGAAGGAATATTACCGGAAGTAACGCGTCTGACAAGTACCCTTCTGTCTAGCGATTTCTGATACTCAATTTCATCTGTAACCATTTTTATGTGAGTAGGTACCAAGTCGTCTATATGGTAAACAGTAATTAACTTATCTGTGGTTGCAGTTTTAAATTTTCTTCCATGCTTCCATAATACTGTTATCATTTTTATAGCATCTTCGCAACCAAGTCCAGAATCAAGTATATGCGATTGTGGCATTGATAATAAAAATTTCCTAAGTTCTTGCAATGTCTTTATCATCTAGGTTCTCCCTTCTCGGAGTATTAAAGTTTACCGTACTGTGCGGTTCCTTAATATTTACACCGACCAAATATTGCAGTGTACGATATGCGGCACACACTAGGTCCTGTAGTCTTTTTACTTTCTCCCACACACTACTACAACCATAAAGGTCCATTCCTTTTGTGTATGCGATTAACGGTATCTCTCCATCAGCATCGTACACCCTTACAGTTATTGCTACTTTAGAAACTTTTTCCGCATTTTCAAATACATGATCCATTTGAGTTCTCCCTTCTATTCCTACATTCCGTAAAATCCCGGTAATCCTTCTTCATATTCATCATCGTCCTCGTCCTCTGCCCATTGTTCCATTGACTGAGCGTTTAACCTTCTTCCCTTATCTTGACCGGGGAGGAAGGGAATACTATTGTTATTCTTAAAGGCAGTAGTCATATGAACATGTACCCCGATAGCGCACATTAGAATAACATCGTCATGCTGTCCACCCCTTGCCGCCTCTTTTCCGTTTGGGTGTCGGACAAAATTCATTGCTTCATCAACAAAGCGTTTCCAATAGCACTCGAATACTCCTTCACGCACAACCTTTTTAATAGCATCAACGATTAACGGACGAGTCTTAGGAGTTGTATACCAACCTAACTTTTGTCTTGTTTGGTCGCTGCGCTTATCGTAAACCTGAGTTCTATATATATCATAATAATCCTTTTTCAAGTGACTTATCGTAGTTAATCCGTGGTTATTGCCTTCAGGTATTAACATCGGTATGCCGTAGTAAAACCCTAATCGGCGCATATAATCGGCAAGTACGTCCGGTTCAACGTGTCCATGATATACAGCATCTAACCTTAACCTGTGCCGGTTAATAACTCCCACAGCATCA